AGACTGGTAATCGAAACGCAGTCCAAAATCTTCATTATTGATAATTTTTCTTGTTAGTGTTTGACTTAGATTAATATCAATGTTGTTTACATAAACTGCATAAATTTCTTCTAGTACTGCGCCATTTGGAATGTTTTCAGTTAGTACAATTGGACCCGGACCACTAGTTCCACTCAAGTAACCATTGCCGTTTGAACTACCGTCGCCACTAATACTTTTAATACTTGCCCAAATTTTAGTTACCTGACCTTCTTTAGTTGGAGTGCCAGTTGTTAACACTCTGTCAATATCAAAAAATTTCCCAGCAGGAGCAACAAACTTACAAACAACACCCGGCTTTAGATATTGTCTTTCCCCTTGGCCGCTTTCTCCAACTTGATGTACATAGTTACTTAAAGTATCATCATTGTAACCTTCAAAAAAACCGCTGCTGGTGCTGCTATCTGCACTGCCTCTTTTCCATGTAGTATTCGAAAAACTAATTTTAGGATATTTGTCAAAATAAAGATTAACACTTCCTTTACTTCTTAGTATTGAACTAAGTGTATTAACTACAAAGTTCTGTACATCTGCTGCCGTTAGCCAATTAAAATTATCAGTTTCTTTGATATCATTTTTATAAACATACCCATCTTCGCAGAAAATATTTGTACTACTGTACTTGCCTGTTACATCTTTAAGTTCTAAGAATCTACTAATACCAGTACTGGTTCTATTAACACTTTTTATTTTTAAAATATCGCCGAATTTAATATAAGGGAGTGTGTTATAGTCTTCACCATTAACCATTCTGTTTTGTGTATAGAAATTCTGAGGTGCTTTTACTTTAATATCAGTTAAACTTTCTCTTGTACTAGCATTGTTTACTGTATACTGAAGGTTTAGTGTAAAGTTAAGTTTTTCCTGTTTGCCGTATTTGTTGACATAAATCATTTCAACGACAATGTTTTCCATTTCTCTCGGACTAATAGTATAACTAGTTCCGTTGCTTGTGCGTACCACACTTCTGAACTGACCAACTGGAATTTTACTAAACACACCATCGCCAAAAATTAAATCAATTTGATCATTTGCACGGCTGTAAACTTCAAAAATCTTTCTATTGTTTTCGCTGATATCATTGTAGATTACGTTACTATCTCTGAGAACATCTACTTTAGTCCATTCATCAAGATATTCGCCTTGGTCGTTGGTTTCAAAAAGCCAAACATCATTATTATTGATATTGTCTACGTTTATACCTGCTAATCTATTTGGCAAACTTTCTGAAATTCTAAAGTCTAAATTGTTAATACGCCCTTGTTTAAATCCTAAAAAGAATCCAGTATTAGAACTACCGTTGCCTTCGCCGCTGTTTTTATACACAAAGCCAAGAGTACTACCAGCAACTGGTGCTTTTTCATATAATCCTGTTTTACTATCTAAGCCAACATTGTAAATGTTAAACGGAAGGTTTTGGTTGTCAATTGAAGCACTAAAATTAATTATCGGAACAAGATTATTTCTTGTTTTAAAATCATATAAATCATGTCTAACTGTGCCAATTTGTAAACTACTATTTGGTTTACCAATACGTTGATTGTTTGCTAGTGCAGCGTTAATAATACTTGTAAATTGCTCAAGCCAATCGAGGTTTGTTGGATCGTTCCATTTAATTGTTTTATTTGCTAAATCAACCCCATTGCTATCAAAAATGCTTTCAGTAGTACTGATTGCAGTCATCTTTAACATGCCACTACTGCTGTTATTTCTATTAGGAGAATACCCTAACATATTTGCTAAACGATATACACTATCTCTACGTTCAGCAGTTTGTAAAAAGTTTTCTCTACTGTTTAAGTCGTTACGATAACTAATACTTTGTCCCATAAAACTGATTAAGTCTAGTAGTGCAACAAATTCACTACTTTCTATGTAATCGTTAAAATCTTCTGGGTAGTATGTTCTGATATAATCAACCATGCTTTTTCGCAGAGTTTCGTAATCATAACTTTGAAAGTCAGCACTGCGAAAAGTTGTGTATAACTTTTTCCAATCTTCAGCAGCAAAAAGATTATTTTGGCGTATAAATGTCGACATATTATTTCCTCTATAATGTATTTATTTAATTTTATTATATGGTAATATTAAGATGAATAAGCAACTTTACTGGTTTGATCAAACATAAATCTCATAGTATCAGCTTCGTTTGTGTTTTTGTATCTAAGTCTGATTTCAATGATTATGCCACGTTGATATTCATCTACTAGTATATTGTCAACAATTACTCTAGGTTCATAAGTAACTACACGAGTTACATCTTCAATAATAGCATCTTTAATTTCTTCAGTCATTGGCTCGAATAAAATTTCCCAAATAATAGTACCAAAATTTGGATTCATTAGTTTTTCGCCTCGACGAATATTAAAGTGATTTGAAAGATCACGCTTAATTAACTCAAAATCTTCAAGTCGAGTTTTGGTTGACTTATTGTCAATTGTGTTGTAACCTCTGTATAGTGCCATACTATTATTTATCAGCAACTTTAAAGGGATATATAAAGATATGAAAACGTTATACATTTATACTAAAAACGGGTGTCCCGAATGCGACAGTGCCAAAAAATATATAAGCAACTTGGGTATTGCTTATACTGAAATAAACACAGATCGCGAAAGATGGGCACGTGATTGGTTAGCAAGTGAAGGTCATCAAACGTTTCCTATATTTTACGCAGACGAAGACGTTTTTATGCGTGGTAGCTGGCGTATAGTTGGAACTATGACACAACAAGAAATTTTCAGTCGACTAAAATAATACCATATTATATTTTTGTTAAATACTATAGCAACTTTTAAGGATATAGTGTGCCGGGTATTATCAGAAAAAACGACAAAAACGTTCGCAATCAACCTGCGTTAGTTGGTGCTGAAAATTTTAAAATAGAAGATAAAAATGCTATTGTAAAGAATGACCCAGTGGGAAATGAAACATCTTATGTAAAAACAACCAGTAGTTCTAGAAATTTTATTGTAAATGGAAAACCAGTTACATTAATCGGCGATGCGGATACAAACAATGTAACAAGACGGACCGGTAGCAATACGTTTATTGTAGGAAAAAGTTAAATGTCAGCAAGTAATAGAAGTTACCTAGGACCTCGCGATAATGGTGTAATTTTTGCCAATGGAAGTCTTCGCGGAACTAGCACATATAGTGTTAGCACAGATCCTGCAGATGTGCCTAGACAACAAATTATTGATGCAGTTGATCATGCCAGTGAAATACTTCCGTTAAATTGGGTAGTACAAATCAATCCTGGAGGCGGAACCAATGCTGCTGAAAGTATGAGCAAACAACCGAATGGTTGGGCATTAGATTTGCAGCTCATTGGCAGTAACGGAACACTATATACACCAAGCTCTGCTCCGAGTGAATATATTGGTTTAATAAGTGCATTAGTTGGAAATGCATTATTAGATAATAAACATATAGGCATTGGGATGTATAGCTGGGGTATACATTTTGATCTTAGTCCTGCAAGACAAACTGGCTTTGGTGATGTAACTGTATGGAATTCAAATAATACTAGTGACAGTGGTATTAACGAAGGTAGACAACGTGCTGAAAAGAAACAGCGCAGTGTTGCTACAAATATATTTGCAGATGGCACAGCTGACAGTAAAACTGACCCTATGGCATATCTTAGTTCAACTGACACTGAACTTGAATCGTTAACACAAATAAGAAAAATAAACGAACCTAATGCTAGTAGTTTTTCTGGACAACAATTAAACGGTGCCACTATTAGTAGTTTAGCCAGTCTCAGAGGCAATAACGGTATTGCAATTAACACAGAACTGTCAGATGCTATCAATGTATACGAATCTAGCGCATACCCAAGTGTATGGAAAAGCGTACTCGAAAAACTAGATACAGGAGACTTTTCTCCAAGTAATACCCCAAGTGGTTCTTGGCCAAGTTCAATGACTACATTGAGTACTAGCGTAATTGAATCTGTTACAGGCTCCCATCTTTCTAGCGATCATTATTTTTTAACTGGCAAGTTGCTGGATTTTACAAGAACAAATATTACACATATTTCTGCCACAGATAAAATTCTTAGTGATGTAATTGAAAGTGTTGCAAATGATATTCTTGGCGCAGGCACACTTAATAAGTTTGCAAATACATTTTTAAACACCGTTAGTGCTACTCAAAGTAGTACTAACTTCGGTTTAGCGTTGCAACAACTTGAAGGTCAAGTTTTTGGTAAAACTAAAGCCACACAAGAAAATCCTTATAGTAGTATTCCCGGCATGGAATACAACAGTTTAGCAGGAAGTAAGATCATTGATTTAATTGGCGATCCTGAAGAAAAACTTAAACAGGTAGTAGACACCGATTCTGTATTTAATACATTTGGAAGTTTGTACAAAGACTACAACGGATTAACAACGCTTGGGTTCGGATCATTGAGTAGCAATTTAGCTCTGCTTGGCAACGACTTCAATACACTTGGAAGAATAATAAATTTCCAAGATTTAATTAGAATGGGAAAGCCAGGGCAAATACTAGAAAAGATATTACTCAGTGATTGTGCAGTTGTTAGTGAATTAATGCCTGCACTAAACAGTCTTGGAATAAATCTAAGTAATGCAAATACCAAAGCAAATGATAATACTGCCTTAAAAGCACTAACCGAAATTCAATCACCAGCAATAATACAAGGAGTATTTGATTGTTTTGATATACAAAGAAACATTCCAAAACATCTAGGAAAACTTTGTGACCCGGAATGGCAATTTGCAAAAAGTTACGACTATAATAATTTTAAAAATCTAAACGAAATTAGTGTACATTTAATTACTATGGGTATTACTAACATTAGTACCGCTGCAGAGTTTGGAAACATTTTAATTAATATTGAAAGTGTAACACAAGATAATGCACTTAGTGGACAAAATGGTACAA